TTGTGCCTGATTTGATTGACGAACCCATGAATAACACCACGCGTCTGCAATGCATGAGTGCTGCCGTGATTGCGCTGACACGATGGGAACCCCGCATTGCCCTGGATGCCATCGACGTTGTCTGGAAAGCGGGAGGCCGCGCCGGGGTGACACTGTCGGGCACTGTCATGCAGACCATGCAGAATGTTGAGTTAACCATCACGCTGAGGGAGTAAATCATGCCCGCCGTTGACCTTTCCCAGTTACCGGAACCCGCCATCATCGCGGAGCCTGACTTTGAAGCAATTCTGGCTGACACAAAAGCCATGATGATTGCGTCCTATCCCGCCGAACAGCGTGAAGCCGTTTCCGCCGCACTGGAGCTGGAATCGGAACCCCTTAACGTTATCGCTCAAACCATGTCGTTTCGTGAAATGCTGTTACGCCAGCGGGTCAATGAGGGTGCACGCGCCTGCATGTTAAGCCACAGCGCCGGGACAAACCTGGACAACCTCGCAGGCAATATGAACACAAAGCGCCTGGTTATCACTCCGGCAACGGATACCACCGACGCGGTGATGGAGAGCGACACCTCGCTGAGACTGCGGGCGCAACGGGCGTATGACGGCCTGAGCGTTGCTGGCCCGTCAGGCGCATACGAGTATTTTGCCCGCAGCGCCAGCGGTCTGGTGCGTGATGCGCGGGCTATCAGTCCGTCTCCGGCAAATGTGACGGTTTCCATCCTGTCCACTGAAGGCGACGGCACGGCAACGGAGGCGTTGCTTAATACCGTTCGCGCCGTTCTGAATGCAGAGGATACCCGCCCGGTGGCCGACCGCCTGACCGTACAGAGCGCCAGAATCGTGACATGGCGGCTGAATGCAAAACTGTACTTTTACCCCGGCCCGGAATCCGAACCTATTCTGGCCGCGGCGGAATCGTCATTCAGGAAGTGGCTGGCTGAACAGGGGCTTATCGGTCAGGACGTGGCGTTGTCAGCCATTGCTGCCGCACTGCATGTGCACGGTGTGCAACGCGTGGAGATAATCGAACCCACACAAAATATGGCCATCAGCGACATACAGGCGGCGCGCTGTGAGTCATTCACCATCAGCGAAGGTGGGCGTAATGAGTAATTCACTGTTACCGCCATCAGCCAGCAATTTCATGCGTTGTGCCGAAGCTGTCGGAACACGCATTACAGACATCCCGGTAGACCTCAACACGCTGTGGTCGCCGGACACCTGCCCGGTGCATCTGCTGCCTTATCTCGCCTGGGCATTTTCCGTTGACCGCTGGGATCGCAACTGGCCGGAAGAGACAAAGCGACAGGTGATTCGTGATGCATGGCTGATACACCGACACAAGGGAACCATCAGCGCACTGCGCCGGGCCATTGAGCCGCTGGGATATCTCATTCGTGTGTCTGAGTGGTGGGAGTTCGGCGGGGAACCGGGAACATTTACCGTTGAAGTCGGCACGCTGGACAGTGGCGTGACGGAGGAAATGTATCTGGAAATGGAGCGGTTGATTGCTGATGCCCGCCCGGTCAGCCGCCACATGACAGGGCTGAATATCATTCAGGAGATCCCGGGAGATATTTTCGCGGCGGCAGCAACTTACGACGGTGAAGTCATTACCATTTATCCGGACGATTAAGCATGAGTACCACAACACGTAAATTTAAAACCGTTATCACCAATACGGGTGCCAAAAAATTAGCTCAGGCAGCCGCGCCAGATGGTAAGCCTGTCCGCCTGACTCATATGGCCGTGGGTGACGGCGGCGGCACTTTACCCTCGCCAGACAGTAAGCAGACCCGTCTGGTGCATGAGGTGTGGCGACACACTGTTAATCGCGTCTTCCTGGACGCAACACATCAGAACCGCATTATTGCGGAGCTGGTTGTTCCTCCAGAAACGGGCGGATTCTGGATCCGGGAAATTGGTGTGTTTGATGAGCACGGCGATTTAATCGCAGTAGGCAATACTGCCGAAAGTTACAAGCCAACCGTTGCCGAAGGGTCAGGACGTGCACAAACATTTCGCACCATTCTGACCGTATCCAGCACTGCCACTATGGCGCTTACCGTGGATAACACCATGGTAATGGCCACAGTGGATTACGTGGATGACAAACTGAAAGAGCATGAACAGTCACGACGTCACCCGGACGCCTCGCTGACCGCAAAAGGCTTTGTTCAACTTAGCAGCGCCACTAACAGCACATCTGAAACGCTGGCTGCGACGCCAAAAGCTGTTAAGGCGGTAATGGATGAAACGAACAAGAAAGCGCCCTTAAACAGTCCTGCACTGACCGGAACGCCAACAACGCCAACTGCGCCAAAAGGGACTAATAATACTCAGATCGCAAGCACGGCTTATGTGATGGCCGCGATTGCCGCACTTGTAGACTCGTCGCCTGACGCACTGAATACGTTGAACGAGTTAGCGGCGGCGCTGGGAAACGACCCGAATTTTGCGACCACCATGACTAAAGCGCTTGCGGGTAAGCAACCGAAAGATGCCACCCTGACGGCGCTGGCCGGGCTTGCTACTGCGGCAGACAAGTTTCCGTATTTTACGGGGAATGATGTCGCCAGCCTGGCAACCCTGACAAAAGTCGGGCGGGATATTCTTGCGAAATCGACCGTTGCCGCTGTTATCGAATACCTCGGTTTACAGGAAACGGTAAATCAGGCTTCTGGCGCATTACAGAAAAACCAGAACGGCGCAGATATTCCAGGAAAAGATATCTTCACCAAAAATATTGGTGCCTGCCGCGCATATAGCTCATGGGTGGATATTGGTGGCGATAGTCAGGTCTGGACAACCGCGCAATTTATTTCGTGGCTGGAGAGTCAGGGAGCATTTAACCATCCTTACTGGATGTGCAAAGGCTCATGGGCTTATGCAAATAATAAGGTCATTACAGATACAGGTTGCGGAAATATTTGTCTTGCAGGTGCTGTGGTGGAAGTTATTGGCACTCGCGGCGCAATGACCATACGCGTTACTACGCCGAGCATGTCCAGCGGTGGCGGAATTACTAACGCTCAATTCACTTATATTAATCATGGTGATGCTTATGCTCCTGGCTGGCGAAGAGACTACAACACGAAAAACCAGCAGCCTGCATTTGCTTTAGGGCAAACAGGAAGCAGGGTTGCAAATGATAAAGCTGTTGGCTGGAACTGGAATAGCGGCGTTTATGATGCAGATATCAGTGGCGCATCGACATTAATCCTCCACTTCAATATGAATGCGGGGAGTTGCCCTGCTGTACAGTTCCGCGTGAATTATAAGAACGGCGGTATCTTTTATCGTTCAGCGCGTGATGGTTATGGCTTTGAAGCTGACTGGTCAGAGTTTTACACCACAACCCGCAAACCCTCTGCGGGGGATGTTGGTGCATATACGCAGGCAGAATGTAACTCAAGGTTTATTACAGGTATTCGCCTGGGCGGTCTGTCATCTGTTCAGACATGGAATGGTCCCGGCTGGTCTGACAGGTCAGGTTATGTCGTTACGGGTTCAGTTAACGGAAACCGTGATGAATTAATTGATACAACTCAGGCAAGGCCAATTCAGTATTGCATTAATGGAAGGTGGTATAACGCGGGGAGTATTTAATTATGATGCACTTAAAAAACATTACTGCTGGCAACCCTAAAACAAAAGAGCAATACCAGCTAACGAAACAATTTAACATCAAATGGCTTTATTCAGATGATGGAAAAAACTGGTATGAGGAACAAAAGAACTTTCAGCCTGATACGTTGAAAATGGTCTATGACCGTAACGGCGTTATTATTTGTATTGAAAAGGATGTTTCAGCAATTAATCCAGAAGGCGCAAGCGTCGTTGAATTACCTGATATTACAGCAAATCGCCGGGCTGATATTTCGGGTAAATGGATGTTCAAAGATGGCGTAGTGATAAAGCGAACTTATACCGGGGAAGAGCAGAGGCAGCAGGCAGAGAATGAAAAGCAAAGCCTGTTGCAACTTGTCAGGGATAAAACCCAGTTATGGGACTCACAGCTACGGCTGGGCATCATTTCCGACGAGAGTAAACAAAAATTAACAGAGTGGATACTCTTTGCGCAGAAAGTCGAATCTACAGACACTTCCAGCCTGC